GAACTGCATGAAAAGCCTTGGGTCATTTGCGCTTATCCAGATATTGAATTTCAGGTGTATGAGCCATGTGGTTATCGTGCACCACTTGTTGGGCGAAACTATATTCATGGTGTTCAGGACTGCTATTCCATTGTCCGTGACTTCTATGATCGAGAGCTCGATATTCAGTTAATCGATTTTGAACGTCAGGATCGGTGGTGGGAATCCAAAGAGAATAAATCACTCTATCTGGATGGCTTTGGCGAAGCAGGCTTTGTTGAAGTGGATCAGCCTCAATATGGTGATGTGCTGCTGTGTCGAGTTGGGCGTACTGAGCACGTTAATCATGCGGTAATTTGGCTAGGTGATAACGGTATGCTGAAATCTGAACAAGCCGAGCCTTGCATTGGTTCAGCTTTGATTTTACATCATCCATATGGGCGCAAGTCTTGTCGTGAAATCTTTGGTTCACAGTGGCAAGAGAGAGTAGCAAAGGTGGTTCGCTATGCTCAAAAAAATTAGACTTTATGGCATTCTTGCTAAAAAATTCGGTAAAGAATTTCATCTGGCTGTCGATAATACCCGTGAAGCCATGCGTGCCCTATCTGTTCAGGTGCCGGGCTTTGAGCACTTCATGCTACATGCACATGAGCAAGGTTTGGAGTTTGCTGTATTCCAGGACAAGCAGAATATTTCTGAAACTGAACTCGACATGAGCACCAGTGCAAAAGTCATCAAAGTGGTGCCAAAGGTGCGAGGTGCCGGTGGTGCAGTTCAAACCATTCTTGGCGCTGTGATGATTGCTGCCGCCTTTATTACAGGTGGTACATCGATAGCTGCTTGGGGTGCTTTGCAAGGCGCATTGTTTGGTGCTGGTGTCGGTATGATGGTCGGGGGTGTGGCGCAAATGCTGATGCCTAAAGTTGATACTACGCAGGATCAAAATGAAGATGGGAACAAGGCCAATAAAGGCTTTGGTGGTGCAGTCACTACAGTAGCGCAAGGCAATCCGGTTCCAGTGCTTTACGGTCAGCGTGAGGTTGGTGGCTTTATTGCAAGTGCCGGGCAGTACCCCGAAGACTTGATGTAAATAACAGGAATATACAGGCGCATAAAGCGCCTTTTTTATTGTCTGAGAGAAAATATGAACGCAGTAATTAAAGGCGCAAAAGCAGGGCAAGGCAAAGCAAGAAAGGCAGTTATTGCGCCAGATTCAGCTCAGTCCAAAACCTATATTAAAATTCTGTATGGCTTGTCTGAGGGTGAAGTCGAGGGGCTGGCCAATGGTCTGCAATCGGTTTATTTGGAAGAAACTCCACTACAAAACCCTGCAGGTGGCTGGAACTTTGAGGATGTTCAAGCTGATTTTCGCCCTGGGACCAATGACCAGGCACACATCGAAGGCTTTCCAGATATCTCCTCTGAGACTGCAGTCAATGTGGAGCTGAAGTCTGATTCACCTTGGGTTCGCTCATTAACCAATACCGACCTTGATGCAATCCGTTTACGCTTTAAGTGGGGGCCGCTACGCGAACAGAATGCTGAAAATGGCGATGTCAAAGGTGTGGTGATTCAGTATGCAATCGATCTTCAGACTGATGGCGGCACATGGACTGAAGTTCTAAATACTCAAATCGCTGACAAAACTTCTGCAAACTATGAGCGCTCACACCGGATTGATTTACCAAAAGCAGATACCGGATGGACAGTCCGTGTACGTCGCATTACACCCAATTCAACATCAGAATACATCAGTGACAAGATGTATGTGGATGCGCTGACTGAAGTCATTGATCTAAAGCTAAGCTATCCAAATACCGCTTTGCTGGGTCTGCAATATGACGCTGAAACCTTTTCAAACGTGGCAAAAGTCGCAGTCGATTTAAAAGGGATTAAGCTTCAGGTTCCATCAAATTATGACCCGGTAGCGCGCACTTATACCGGCATGTGGGATGGTACATTCAAACGTGCTTATACCAATAACCCTGCGTGGATTTATTACGACATTTGCACAGCAAAGCGCTATGCTTTGGGTGATCGATTAACGTCTGCAATGTTGGATAAATGGTCTTTATATCGCCTTGCACAGTATTGCGACCAGATGGTGGATGATGGCAAAGGCGGAAAAGAGCCACGTTTTACCTGCAACGTTTATCTGCAATCCACCGAAGATGCTTATGTAATTCTCAGCAAATTGGCAGGCGTATTCCGTGCGATTTCATACTGGGATGGCAATTCCATTGTGTGTGATGCTGATATTCCGCAAGATACTTACTTCACCTATACCCGCGCCAATGTGATTGATGGTCTGTTTGAGTATTCAGGCACTCGTGCGCGTGATCGACACACAGTTGCAAAAGTAGCTTGGGATAACCCAGCAAATCACTACAAAACTGAATATGTTTATGTTCGTGATGAGGCGGCCATTGCCAAACTGGGTGTGCGTATTGCTGAAATTGATGCATGGGGATGTACCAGTGAAGGGCAGGCGCAACGTGCAGGGCTTTGGGCTTTAAAGTCTGAGCAACTGGAAACCCGGACTGTATCTTTTAAAGTTGGTCTTGATGGTTATATTCCACAGCCGGGCAGAATCATTGAAATTGCAGATGAGATATTTGCAGGTCGTGCTAACGGTGGGCGTGTATCTAAAGTTTCATCTGACCATAAAACTATCACGCTGGATCGTGACGATGTTGTATGTCGCGCAGGCGATCGTCTGGTCGTCAATGGTGAAGATGGAAAAGCACAGGCTCGAATTGTGTCATCTGTAAATGGTCGCAATATCACAGTAACCATCGCATTTGATTCTGTGGCTGCTGAAAACGTGTGGGCAATTGATGCGCAAGACTTAAAGACTATGAAGTTTCGCGTCATGAGTATTACTCAGGATGACAAGCATCAGTTTTCAATCACTGCCTTGCAGTACGAATCGGCTAAGTATGATGCAATCGACTTTGGTGCTTTCATTGATGAGCGCCCGATTTCAATCATCAATCCAACTGTTCAGGCACCCGTTGAATCTGTGTCAATCACGTCCGAAACTATGGTGCAGCAAGGTTTATCTGTTGGAACCATGATTATTGCTTGGCCACAGGCGCAAGGTGCAACCAAGTACCAGGTGGAATGGCGTAAAGATGATGGCACCTGGATTAAGTTGCCGATTACCGGAAACAACTCAGCTGAAGTGTCAGGCATTTATGCCGGCAATTACGAAGCTCGGGTGATAGCAATTTCGGCATTTGATATTGCTTCGCTACCAACATATTCCATTTTGACAGCATTGTCAGGCAAACAGGGCTTGCCGCCAGCTTTAGCGAATATATCCGCAACAGGAATTCTATTTGGGTATCGCCTGAACTGGAATTTTCCTGTGGTTGGCGCACTTGATACCGCTTACACGGAAATCGAAATTGCAAGCACAGCAAATGGTGCAAACGCTGCACAGCTTGGTTTGTTTGCATATCCAACAGATACGCACGTAATTCAAGGCATGCAGCCAAATCTGACCCGCTGGTTCCGAGGTCGCTTGATTGACCGGATCGGGAATGTTGGCCCGTGGTCTGAGCGAATAAGCGCAACGACATCAGCAGATGCTTCTGCTGTTCTTGATATTCTGGCCGGCAAAATTGGCGAGACCCAACTACACCAAGACTTGCAAACCAAGATTGATAAGATCGATGCGATTACAGGGCTTGAGGGCGATATTGGGAATTTAAATGACAATATTGCTGCTGTGCAGAATCAGGCAGATCAGATCAGTGATGAGCTTGGCTTGGAGCGTCAGCAACGAGTTGCAGCAATTCAAAACTTAGACAATGGCTTAACGCAAGAGGTTTTAGATCGTAAAAATGGTGAAACTGCAATCTACGGCTATGTGGATACTTACAAGCTAAGCAATGACAAAGCACTTGCAAGCTTTCAGGATAGTCTTAAAGTTGCACTAACTGACTCATCTTTAGCGATTGAAAAAACTCAAGCGTTAGACGGTCGGGTGAAAGTTGCAGAGGATAAAGCTGGTAACGCGCTATTTAACTCAGCAAGTGCTTTGCAGAAAGCCGAAATTGCGATTGATGACACAAAAGCACTATCAAGCCTTGTGACCGAAGTTAAAGCAGTTGCAGAGCAATCGGCAGATACAGCAGATACAGCAGCAGCAGGAGCAGCAAGCGCGCTAGAAAAGGCAACTGCGTCAGCAACAAAGTCAGATGCGAATGCGAACAAAATTGAGGAAATCACCGCTGAGCTTGGCACAAAAGCCAGCACAGGTGCTTTATCTCAGACCGACGCAAAAGTAGCTGAACATGAAGGGAAGATCAGCGCGAATACCACAAAACTCAATGGTGTTTATGCACGTGTTAATCCACTTACTGCTGACAGCACAGAGCTTACTGCTGACAGCACAAGCAATGAAGCTGTCGCATGGGATTTGCATTCAGCTCAAATTGAAGGGGATATGGCGCAAGCCGAACGTACTGCACAGGTTGCTGCCCAGATTGCTCAAAATGATGCTTTATATAAGCAACAAATTAAAGCCAATGCTGATGCGGTTTCTGCAAACGTGAAAGCAACAACCACTCTTCAAACAACTGTGGGCCAAAACACCGCATCAATTCAGGAGGTGAGTGAAAGCGTAGACGGCTTGTATGCCCAAAAATACATCAAGCTAGACGTAAACGGCAAAGTCGCAGGATGGGGCGGGGCAAATGATGGTATTGAATCAAATTTCATTGTGAATTTTGATTCTTTTGCAATTGGTAGTGGCAACAATGCATCTTACCCATTCATTTTCCGCAGTACACCTTATACGGACCCGAACACTGGCACAGTCTTTCCGGTGGGCGCTTATATCAAAGCGGGCTTTTTTGATTATCAATCGGTCAAATTGGCGCATATTGATACAGCGAGTATTGGCAGTTTGAGTGCGATTAGTGCGAATTTTGGTACGTTTACGACGATAGGAGCCGACGGCAGTAAGGAAATCAAGTCAGGTGGTAAAACTGAAATTTTCTACCCCAGCGGTCGCCTCGCAATTTACATAGGAATCTAAAATGACGGCTTCAATTAAAGTTTATGCTGATGATGCGGCTAATACATTACTCTTTGATTCTTCAGGGGCGACGATTCCCACACTTTTTAGGATACACCAATTTACCTACAGCAACATTGCAGCTGTGGGTTCAGGGAGTAATGTTTCAGGTAAAATCTACATCGCAGGACTGCGGAAGGATGTGCATATCCTTCTTCCGACGTACAGCGATCATCCGACGGTAAGTAATTATATAAAAAACTACACAGCAACCAGTAGTTTCGGGCAAGTGGAAGACGGTGTGGTTAATATACCGTCAGGTATGTACAGCTACCTAATTAACGGCCTGAAGCCGACGTACCCTAATGCAAAATATTTTTTTAGGATACTGGAGGTACACTAAATGGCTAAGTTCGTCGTATACGCAGAAGACGGACGCGAGAGCGTTAATTCACAAAAAATGCCGCTAGTCGCATTAAGTAAGCGGATCGTTAGACCGACGACTAATACATCGTACACATGGACGTATAAATTCCCCTTGTATAAAGACCCCGCAATAGAGGGTGCTCGGACGTATTTATATCCATATAAAGTACCGTATAACAACGTCAACGAGGAAGTTGATTCGCTTGTGTTTGTCAGACCGAAAGGATCAGGTAACGGAGTCAACGTAAGCACGCCCTACAGCAATTCTGAGTACATAGCTTATTTTCAACTTGCAGATACAGGAAACCCCGAAAAAGGATTAGAGGTAATATTAACTGATCTGCTTGGAGTTGCGCTCGATACCCGCTACATCACCTGCTACGCGGACGACGATTCCAATAAACCTACATGGACAATGGACACTTATAGATACTCAGTGTCTATCGTTCATAAAGTTCTAATAACTAACGGGCTTGTCCATTCCTTCAGTATCCCAGCGGGTGAACGGAAAGAAGACTATTTCGTATCTGTTCCGTTAATGGCTGTGTGGAATGCCGATAACGGCACAGATACGTATTACGAGTCGTCAGAATTTTCTGTCCAAGAAATAGGAGGCGTACTGTACTTTCGAGTTTATCGTTACATAGTTGATAGTCTTTCCAACCCTAGAGTACCTGTTTATGTGTATGTCGCTAAGATACAGAATTTTATAAGCACGCAAGGGAGTTAGTCCCCTAACGACGAAAAGCCCTGAATAATGGGCTTTTTATTGGGTACAGCTTAATGTCTGTGGCAACTCTATGCAGCATTGCAAGCTCACATTGCAAGCGTTCACGAAAGGGGGCGCATTGCTAGACAACTAATCTTTGATACTGAAACAAGAGAACAAGTTGAATCAGTCCAGTTATAGCACCTCTGGGTGCTTTTTTATTACCAAAATTTAGGGGGCACAATGTCCGATTACACAACTGATCCACCACCAGAGCCGGAAGGCTCTTTTTTATTGCCAATTTTATAGGGGGATTTATGACTAAAGGGGATGTATATGGACTTTCTTAGTCAAGTATTGGAAAGCATAAAGAACCATTCACACATCCTTTTTACAGGTGTGCTGGGTGCAACTTTTGGCTTTCTATTAAGCAAGGAGCCAACCCGGGATCGCTGGATAGGATTC